AACACGACAACGTGCATGGCGTGCAAACAAACCTACTAAAGAGATCCAGGTAGAAAAGACTGTAGATGAAAATGTACAGAAGCGTAGAGGAGATTACTACGCCATTATGAAGAAAAAAAATTTTTTTAACGACATTTTAGAAGGTAAGAAGACAAAGAAGGAAGTAGCAAACATACTAAGCTGCAGTCCATCAACAGTGTCACGTGCAGTAGCAGCATATCTCGAAGATGTAGAAAAAGAAGCAAAGCTCGAAAAGCGTGGGGACCCCTTCGAGTTGCAAGCTGACGTAAACTCCTTTGTTGATTTTCGTGATCAATATTTCTTAACAGAACAAGGTAAAAATTATGAGACACCAGACTTTCAAAAGAAGTGGATTGGTGCTATCTTAGATAGTATAAAGCACGGTAAACGGTTAATGATCTTGTCTCCGCCTAGACATGGTAAGACAGATCTACTTACACACTTTTGCGTATACATGATTTGTAAAAATCCTAACATACGTATCATGTGGTGCGGTGGTAACGAAGACATTGCACGTAACTCCGTAGGTGCGGTACTAGATCATTTGGAGAATAATGAAGGACTCATACAAGATTACGGAGACTGGGACGGATTTAGACCTTCTAATAGAGGTGGAAAAAGTTGGTCGTCCAGTCAATTTACTGTTGCAACTAGAACAGTCTCTGGTATTAAGTCGCCAACTCTTGTCGCAATTGGAAAGGGAGGTAAGATCCTTTCCAGAGACGCAGACCTTATTATTGCAGACGACATCGAAGATCATGGAAGTACTGTGCAACCAAGTGCTAGAGAAAACACCAGGAACTGGTGGACCACAACATTACAGTCAAGAAAAGAGGAACATACAGGAATGGTCGTCATTGGATCAAGACAACACCCAGACGATCTTTACCATCATCTCTTAGAAAACAAAGCATGGGAGACTATTGTTGATCGTGCGCATGACTTAGAAGTACCGCTAGAAGACGAATCTATAGATCATACAAAACACATGTTATGGTCAAATAAACGTACACATAAATGGTTAATGGAACAGTTAGCTGCAGCAGAGACTACAGGTGGTAGAAATATATTTGAGATGGTCTATCTAAACAAAGCTATACCACAAGGTATGGAGTTATTTACAGCAGAGATGATTGATAAGTGTTTAGATAAATCAAGGAAGCTAGGAGACATACCACCAGGCACAAGTCTTATTGCAGGACTCGATCCTGCTAGTACAGGTTATCAGGCAGCAGTTCTTTGGGCATATAACGTTAAAACACAACAAGTATGGTTAGTAGATATGAAGAACGATCAAGGTGGTGGTATACAAAAAGCACATAACTTAATGAAGGAATGGTATGACAAGTATTGGTTAAGTCACTGGATCATAGAAGAAAACGGATTCCAACGTGCTATTGGTCAAGACAGAGATATAAAAATGTGGGCAGCTAATCATGGTGTACGTATAGAAGGACACCAGACTTATAAAAATAAATGGGATCCTACATTTGGTGTAACCAGTATGGTAGGTATGTATGAACAAGAAAAGATAAACATACCGTATTCAGACTCTAAGACACAAAGACTTGTCAATATATTTAGACAACAGTTAATTTACTTTTCACAAGCAGGTGCAAGTAATTCACGTAATGTAAAAACTAAAACTGACTTAGTTATGGCAAGTTGGTTTCCAATGAAACGTATACGTACCAATGTAAAAATGATGTTAGCTGAAGCAGAAAGCGACTATACTCCTTCGTATAGCTATTATAAGCAAAGTGAATACAACGAGGTTTTTTGGTAATGGTGTATACCCCAGACGAATTATTAATTAAGACTGACGACCTAAAAGGAATGCACGAACATAGTGGACACTATGAATATCGTGATAGAGTCAGATCCATTATGAACGGTGGTAGCAATGGTATTGCTGCACTGTTAGGTGAGAGCGCAAAGAATTACGACATTGATTTACCAATACCTAATCTTATAAATTCAGGTTTAGAACACTTAGCACAAAAATTAGGACGTATGCCAGACATAAAGGTAGACGCTTACGCAGATAGCGAACGTGCTAAAAACAAAGCAGAGAAGTTAGAACGTATAGTTACTAACTTAGATAGCAATTCTAAAATGGATATGCAGTTACCACAAGCAGCTAGATGGTTGCCTGGTTATGGTTTTTGTGTATGGATCATAAGACAAAAGATGTCACCAGATGGCATTATGTACCCACACGCAGAACTACGTGATCCTTATGATTGTTATCCAGGATATTACGGACCAGATCAAGATCCAAAAGAATTAGCACTTATAAGACTTGTACCTAACGCTGTTATTAAACAGATGTACCCACAAGCACAAGTTATGGTTGATGAGTCAAGTCAGTTCCCATCAGGTTATAGTAAGTTTAAATACCATGACGGATTTCAAAGAAGTTGGGATAATCATTTAGCTGACGGTACAGAACTTGTAGAGTTTTATGATGAAGATGGTACCTACGTATTTTTACCAGAACAAAAACAAATTCTGGACTTTACACCTAATCCTCTTAAATCAGGTCCACGTTTTGTTATATCTAAAAGATTTAGCTTTGATAGATTATCTGGTCAGTATGATCATGTACTAGGTTTGATGGCAGCTATGGCAAAGATTAACGTCTTGTCCATAATTGCTATGGAAGACAGCGTATTCACAGAAACGAATATTATTGGTGAATTAGAGAGTGGGAACTACAAGCGCGGTAGATTTGCAGTCAACTATTTAACACCAGGTTCACAAGTCGCTAAACCACCAAACAATGTTCCATATCAGTTGTTTCAACAGATAGACAGGATAGAACGACAACTTCGTGTTGGATCAAGCTATCCAGTTAGTGATGACGCTATATCTCCTAACTCATTTGTTACAGGTAGGGGATTACAAGAGTTACTATCGTCCGTTGATCTAAACGTAAAAGAATATCAGTTAGCACTTAAAACAGCAATAGAAGAACTAGATTATAAACGTTTAGAGATGGACGAAGTATTAAATGGTAACAAGAAAAAACCATTAGCAGGTTATCTTAAAGGCACAGCGTATGCAGAACAATATACACCTAGCACAGACATACAAGGTATGTACAAGACTAGACGTGTGTATGGAGTCATGGCAGGATTTGATGAACCAACAAAGATTGTCTCTGGTTTACAGTTATTGCAAGCAGGAATAATTGACAAAGAGACATTACAAGAAAACATGGACGGACTTGATAATGTACAAAAGATCAACGACAGAATATTAAAAGACGAAGCAGAACGTACTTTGTTTGAAACATTAAAGGTACAAGCAAGTCAAGGTGATCCTAAAGCAACAATGGCGTTAGTACAGATTTATAAAAATCCTAACTCTATGCAATCAATATTAGATAAATTTTATACAGCAGAAGAACCAGAAGTACCAGAAGGTGAAGCTGCGTTACTTGAACAAATGATGGGCGGTGGACAACCAGTACCACAAGGTCCTGCACCAGATATAAGATCATTACTCTTAGGAGGTGTGCAAGGTGCCTAAACCATTAGATTACGAATTTAGCGATATTGTCAACAACTGCTTAGTTGATGTATGGCAAAAAACACAAGAAGCAATTGCTGATTACGAAGATGAAATATACACAGATGAACCAATAATATCTGACATGCCACAAGGAATGACTGTACAATACATACCAAATGGCTTAATTATATTTTTTGGACAACAGGAGGGCTTTAATGGCGAATGGCAGTAGTAGAAGTCGTGGTAGAAGAGGTGGAGTTAAGAGACCTGCTGCAGTAAGCGGTCCAGGTAGATTAGCTAGAAGAACTGACGGTGCCGCACCAACAATAGATGATGTAAGAGGTATGGTTAATGAGTCAGCAGGTGAAGAAGCTGCACTTGTAGAACAAGTTAGACAAGGAAATATAGAGCAACCACAAACTACGTTTGCTGCACCACAACCGCAGCCACAACAATTAGGTGGAGTATCACCTGGTATCGCAGATGTATTTGCACCAGGAGAAGATGATTTAAATGCGTACTCACGTCCACCAATGGAAGATCAATTTTTAGAACCAGATGACGTAATGTTAATACGTGCAATGGCAGAAGTTAACCCTACTGCAGAGCTTTTAGGTTTACTAAAATTTGCTTCTGATAGGCAGATAGGTAGAACGCAGCGTAATATCTAATGGCAGAATTTCATAGAGATAATCCTGCACAAGAGCAAGAGTTTTATCAAGAACTACAACGTAGACAAGCAACATATAAACGTGCTAAACAATCTATAACTAAAGAAGACGCTATGCGTGCAAGTTCTATTTCACAAGCATATCCTAACTTTTCACCAGATGTTATTACTGCATTAACAACATTACAAGTTAAACCAGAAGCAACCGTGTTAAATGACATATCTAAGATGATTGCACAATCTAACAGTAAAACAGTATTAGATAAAGTTTTTGATCCGTTGCAAGCAGGTGTACGTTTAGGATTTTTAGGTTTAGAAGATTTATACAGAACAACAGTAGATAGACCTATCAACTCTTTTATTGCTTCTACGTTTGGAGACAATGCAGAAAATTTAACATTTAAAGAAGCATACAAACAATCAGGTAAGTCAACAGTTAAACAACTTATAGGAGAACTTAATAAAGGTTCAAAAGTAAATTTAGGCGAAGGATTTTTGCCAGTATCAGAAGTATTTGATCCAGAGAATCCACAATCTAAATTTTATGATGAGTACCAGTACATGATACGTTCTGGTTTTGATCAAGGTAGAGCGCAACAAGTTATACAAAATTACTTAGGTACACCAATAACTGACATAGACAGAAGTATGCAAGAAGGTAATGAGAACTTTACTATTACAAGTCAATACGGTACTGCACCTATATCATTAGGTAGAACTATTGCATTACAAGTTGCAGAACCAAACAGTAGACCATTTAATGTTATATCTGGTGTATTAGACGCAGGTAAAGCATTGTTCTTAGATCCTGCAAACTATATGACATTAGGATTAGGTGCTTTTGCTAAAAGTAGAAAAGCATTAAAAGTACCAGATTATCTTGTAAAAGAATTACAGAAGATAGAACCTGACAAGTTAACTAAAGCACAAAAAGAATACATAGGTGCAGTTAATAAAGGTTGGGGACTACCATTTATGTCTGGTAGATCTATTTCTAATTATTTATCTAAAGATCCTGGTGGTAAACAACTTATAAATTACATGTCAGAATTAGATAGTCCTAATAAATTTATAGAACTTACTGGCATAACAGACAGAGAAGCTATTGCTTCATTTATGGATATATCACAAGATTTTACAAAATCTGCAGATGAAAAACGTGAACTTATGTCTAATCTTATTACAGAATTTTTAGAAGATCCTTTTGGTCCTTTTGGTACAGGTCAAGCACCAACAGTAGGTGCTATAGGTAGATTTTTAGGTGGTGCTACAGAAGAATTATTAGGTGGCGTACCTAAAGGTACTGGTAAATTATTTGGTGCAAAAAAAGTTATTAAGACAAAACTTATGGATAGTCCTAATAGATCAGCAAGAATATTATCTACATACGCAGGTGAGTTTCCATACAGATACGTAGATAGTAACCAATTAGATGACGCAGTAACAAACATTAAAGGTTGGCTAGATCAAACAACTGTAGATCCTGTTGCTAAAGATCAGATAATTAACAGAGCAGTAAGACTTCAAGATGGTGATCAGACAGGATTATTTAATGTTGTAAAAGATATGGTTACATACGCTACTGATGATTTAGTAGAAAAGTATGGTGTAAATAAAGAAGACGCATTTACATTTAGTAGAATCTTTGAAGATTATCTACCAGAGCTACGCGCATATTTTATTGACGCAGTTACAGGTAACAATGTTGCTAATCCAGGTGCAAAGATTAGTCAAACAATTGTAGATAACAAAGCATTTGTAAATCCAGATCCACATTTACTTACAGAGTTTATTAACAGAACAATACCTTTACCTGATCCTGGACAATTAGCAAAAGCTATGAACTCTATGTCATTAATAAGAGCTAAAGCGTCAGAAGCAGGAATAGATATGTTTAGTAAGTTACCTGCCAATATACGTGCAGGTACAATGTCTAAAATTATAGATAGTTATTATTCAGACTTTTGGAAACCATTTGTATTGTTACGTGGTGCCTGGTTACTTCGTGTTGTAGGAGAAGAGCAGCTACGTATGTACACACGTGGTTATGACAATATATTTTCACGACCATTGTCAGTATTGTCACTGGGATTACTTAAAAAACCTAACACGACAGAAGCTGCAAGATGGACTAGCAAAAATGTAAAGTTTGCAGATTTGTTAGGTAATCCACTAGATGAAGCATTAGAGTGGCAGCAAGCTAGTTCACGTAGATATGGATCTAGCAATTTTGACTATTTATTTGGTGGTGCATACAAAGCAGGTAGAAGACGTAAAAAACCTGGTGTACACCCTATGGACGTTGTTACAAAAGAAGACGCATTACGTAACCAAGAGACACAACCTAGACTTATACAAAAATATTTTGATGATGGTATTGTACGTGAGATAGCACATTTACACTACGACAGATTATTTAACTTTTTATACAGAGGTGCCTTAACTAAAAAACAAAGAGACGCTAGATTAAAAGAGTTTGTTGAAGGATCTAGTTCACGTGCTACAGAAATTATAGAAGCATATAGTGCAGGTGGTCCTACATATAGATCAAGAATGAATACTGCAGGTGGTAGATATGCTTATGCAGAATCTATTACAGCTAGAGTAAATCAGTTAGCAGGTGGATCTTTTGACCAAAACTTAGATGTATTAGAGGATTTAGGTAAAAGAATAAACATTGATGAATTAGATTTTGCTAAAACTCCATTCCCATTGTCAGTAGAAAAAACAGCAAATAACAACATACTTGAAATGTTGTTGCGTAACAGATTAAACAGATTAGACGGTAAGCAATATGTTGATGAAACATTAGATGATTTTTTTGACAGCATAAAAAATGGTGATCAAACATTATATAAATCTGTAAAGAAAACACTAATGTCTGATGAATACATTAACGATCTTCCTAACGTAGTTGCTGTTGGTAAAACAGATTATATAGACAATGTTGGTAAATTAGAGTTTTATACAAACAAAGCATTCGACGCATTAATGGGACAAAGAACAGATAACGCGTCAAGATCACCAGTATTTAGACAAGCATATTGGAGAACTATATACGATCTTCTTCCATACATGTCAGGCAAGATGAGACAAGTTATGTTAGAAGGTGGTACATATTCTATTGATGGTAAAGAAATAAAAGTTGCAGGTGCATTAAATGCAAGTTTACCTGGAGAAAACATGTTAGCTACATTTAGAGCTGACATAGGATTGCCTGCACAAAAACTACGTAAAGCAGATACAGAGATAAACATAGATATGTTTCAACGTAAAGTTAAAGAACTTAATGAAAAAGATACAGCATTAGGTTTAGGATTTGAAGATCTTGATGAAGAGTTTGAGAATTTATCTCTAGCACTAAATAGAAAACGATCAAGACTAGAAGAAAAGTTAACAGACAAACAAGAAGAACTTATGAAACTAGAACTTGATATAACTGGTACATACGGATCAGGAGTTACATACGAAGATGACATAGTACCTGCAAATGTTAAAAAACGTGTAGATGATTTAGCAGAAGATATATTTGACATAGAATCAGAGATAGATGATGTACAAGAAGTATTTAACAACAACATGAAAGAAAAAGCAGAGTTACTAGGATTTACAGATAAATCTGGTGACGTTGATTTAATTGATAGAATAGCAAAAGCTAGAGCTTTGACAGAAGTGCAAGAGCTATTGTATGACTTAACTAAACGTAAAAAACTAGCATATAACTTACGTGGTATATTCCCATTCGGTGAAGCATATATAGAGATTATGACTACATGGGCAAAGCTATTAAAAGAAAACCCAGAGATATTACGTAGAGGTCAAGTGACAGTTAACGCTGCACGTGCTAGTAATCCATTTAGTCCAGTCGAAGGTGAAGGATTTTTGGGAGAAGATGAAGTTACTGGTGAAGAAGTATTTTATTATCCGCTTATAGATGATCTTGTATCCGATAGATTATTTGGTGAAGATAGGAATGTTGGTGTCAGATTACCTGGTTATGCAGGATCACTTAACTTAGCATTAGAAGTAGTACCAGGTATTGGACCTGCAGTTGCTATACCTGCTAGCTTTTTTGTAAACGCAAGTCCTAACTTTGATGAAGCTAAAAAAGTTTTGTTTCCTTATGGTTTGCCAGATGTACGATCTGCAGGAGATCTTATTGCTGCAGCAGGTGTACCTGCATGGTTACGTAATACATACCAGGCATTGTACGCATATAACGAAGATGTAGGTCAAAACGAAATAACACGTATTGCTTCTAACACAACTATTGATGTTTACAGAATACTCAAAGCTGATGGTAGAGATGACAGAACCGCAGGACAACAAGATGAGTTAATGAAAGAAGCACGATCTATTGCAAAAGGTTTAACACTTATAAAAGCTATATCACAGTTTGTTGGTCCAGTAGGACTTAATCCACGTTTTGATATTGGTAATGAAAAGAATGCAGGTCATATTTATTCTATGCAAATATTATCAGATAGGTATAGAGAGTTATTAGAGACACCACCTAAAGATCCAATTACAGGTAGATTCTTATATGCACCTGGCGATAATTATTCTGCTACTAAATATTTTATAGATGAGTTTGGATTTAATCCTATTGACATTGCTACACCTAAAACAGTTGTAGTAGAACCTAGACCAGTAGATGAACGTGGTGTTAAGTTTCAAAAAGAAAATCCAGAGATATTTGAACAGTATACATTTACTGCACAGTATGCAATACCACAAGGCGGTGGTGGTCCTTTTGATTATGAAGCATACGTAAGAACTATTGCTAATGAACAAAGAGAGCCACTCAAACCAGAAGAATGGTTAGCTAAACGTAACCAAAGACTAGGTCAGTTTTATATGGAAGAAAAGCGTGTATCTACATTACAGACATACGATATAACAGATCCTTATCAAAACTTAGTACGTAATAGAGAGTTAGCATTCCATAGAGATTTAGCTAAACAAAAGTTTCCTGGATTTGACGCTACAATACCAGGATTACCGCAAACATCTACATTAGAAATGCAGTTTGAAGAACTAAAAGATTGGAAAAACAGTTCTAAGTTATCTGGTACACCAGTAGGTAAAGACTTACAAGTAGTGTTTAGTTTAATTAATACATTAGAAAAGAGATCACTTAGAGCAGGATTATCCAAGAATGGTTGGCGTACATCACGTACATTATTAAAAGAAAGACAACAATTACGTGATCTTATAGGTACATTGATAAATAGTAATCCAGATTTCCAGGTTGTAGCTGAACGTGTATTGCTTCCATTATTCCAGGAACGTACAGATTTCTTAGAGGATTTGCAATACGATTATGATACACTTAAAGAATACGGTGTATACTTACCACAGTTACCTGATACAGAGGATATTTAATGGACAAAGATTTTAAGCAAGGTTTTGTAGATAGCATTATTGCACTTAGAGGTTTTGCACCAGACGAAGAAATAACAAATATATTACAAGATTTAGTTAGTCAAGAAATACCAGATCAAGTATTTATAGCAAAAGTTTACACAGAACTTAATGTGTACGACACTGTAGGTGCAAATATGTCTAATGATCTTATACAATTTAATATGCCTTATGGAGAAGTAGATAGAAGAAGAACATCACGTACACCACTTAATACTTTTAACAAAGCATTAAACAATGCAGTGTCACAATTATATGGCGTATCAGATTGGAAAACAGCACAGACTGATGAAGACAAAAAAAGAAATGAAGATATTTACGCAGGACTAGATATTGCAGCAGGTTTAAAAGGTGCAGGTTCTCCAGGTGCTTCAGAAAAATACTATGAATATTTAAATATAAAACTAGATAAGATATACGAAGATACAGGTTTATTAGGTGTTGTTATACGACCACCACAAGGTGAAGGCGGAACAATATATGTTACAGAGGATTTAGATGAATACTTTAGAAACAATGCACCTGTTAGTTTAGGCGAAGGTTTTTATCCTATAGAAGGTAAGAACTATAGAAAATATCCTGGTTTTGCAAAACCAACTATATTAACAAGACCTGCAATGAGACTTAATGAAGAAACAAATACATGGGAACCAGTAGATGGTGAGTACTTAAAAGCTGTAGAATCGTATAGTTCTGAAGGTAAATTTAATACAGACTTAGATATAGGAGATACATTTAGTGTAGCAATAGGAACTAAGACACCAGACGGTTCATCTGTAGGTGAAGTGAAAACTTTAAGTAGAGATGAATTGTTATTGCTAGAAGATGAGATAGCAGAAGATCCTACAAAAGAATTGATATTTGCAGGAGGTACTAAAGACTCTGCACAAGCAGCATTAGATGGTTGGTTAGATTACAATACAAGTTTAGCTGCTGCACCAGAGTATGACATATTCGGTGGTATTACACCAGACTATGCAATATATAAACAACCAGATTTAGCAGACGCATTTAAAGATGGAGAACCAACAGCGTCACAGATGAAAGACGCATTACTTCCAGAACAGATATATGCAGGTAGTATTCCAGAAGAACAGTTTTATGGCGCAACAGATCACATATCAGGACAAGGTCCAGGACTAAACAATACACAAAAAATATCCTGGATCTCATTAGCACCACAAGAAATAAAAGCAGTACAAACAGATCTTATGCAAGCAGGTTATTTAGGTGTAGAAGATTTTTTCTTAGAACAAGGTGCATGGCAAGATAAAACATCAGGTGCAATGTATAGTGCAATGGTTGACGCTAACTTAAACATGATAGATGTATATACACAGCTAAATGCAGAAAAAGAACGTTACTTTAAAAAACCACCACTTACACCTAAAGTGTATCAAACACCATCACCAGGATTTATTAAAGATCAGATAGACGCAGCACTTAAATCTGCAGGTGTTACACGTAAACTTACAGACGCAGAACTTGTAGCTTTTTCTGACTTTTACATACAAGCAGATAAAGATTACGATACAGCTACTGCAGAGTATCAAAAGAATTTAGATTTAGCTGAAAGATTATTTCCTGGTGCGCCAACAGAAATATCTATACCATCAACAGCAGGTGAAGAGCTTGCTGCATTTGCAGAAGAAAAATTTGAACCACAGCTACAAGCACAACAGAGAGGTATACAAGAACGTAACGATCTAAGTTATTTGTTTAGTTCTATAGATCAATTTGACCGCATGATTGGAGGATAGTGGATCCCCAAGAACTTATAAGAATAATACAAGCATTAGATCAGTTAGTTGAGACTGCTACTAAAGAAACAGTTAACAATAGAGATTTTGACGGTCAAAAATTATTAGATTTTGTAGGTGAAGAGTGGGAAGACTTAATGGACGTTTTTCCTAGAGAAGATGGATTATTAGTTTATGGTCCTTATAATTTAGAAGAATTAGTAGGTACAGGAAGAAATGATTTAAATTTAGTTATTGAACCATTAACTAATGAAGCTAATGAAGATCTTGTATCAGGTTTTCGTTTAATGATAATGGACCAAAGTTCGCAATCAGTAGGTGGACCTAATTTTATGAGACCAGAAATTGATGAAATTTTTATATTAGATTTAGGTGAGTTTTCTACAAAACAAGAAATGGAAAATTTATTTACTAAGACATCTGACATAGATGGTACAACTGCAAGTGTTTCATTAGTTGGTGACAAATTAGATGAGATATTTCCTAATAGTACAGCAAGTATAGAAATGGCATTAACAAATCAAGGACCTGTTATTTCTGACAGATTAAGAAGAGATATAAATCGTCAATTTATTCCACCTTATGCACTAGAAGCATTTGAAAAAGTTGACGCAGAACAAGCTGCACAATACAGTGAATTAACTGGAGATGTAGAAATACCAGATACTGTAGAAGCTGCAGCAGCAGATGTTGTACCAGATGATATATCGCAAATAAATTTAGAAGATGACGTAGCAGAAGTTAACAATGACTTTGTGTATAAAAAGTTTGCAGAACGACAAAACACTGCAGACAATGTTATATTTAAAGAATTACCTAATGGTTCAGTAGAACTTCTTGTTATAAAACGTAAACGTGGACCTCATAGATCTTTGTTTGCTTTACCTGGTGGAATAGTAGAAGAACAAATACCTACAGAAATTTTAATAAAAGGATTAGTAGATCCTGGTGGTTATATGAATTATGAACCTCATAATTTATTTATGGCAGTTAATGAAGATATAGTTTTATCTGATCCTACGTTAAAAAGATCTAATGAGATATTTGGTGTAGAAGCATTAAGAGAAGCAGTTGAAGAAGTAGATCTTAAAAAACGTTTTATTAAAAATAGTTTTTATTTACCAGTTAAATTAGATCGATATGATTGGGACGCACGTGCAGCACAAGGTGTAAACGTAGGTGGTATGGGAATAATTATTAAAGACGCTACAGAAGCTGATGTAGTAGATGGAAGACCAGTAACAAATGTAATAGAATCATGGGTTCCTAAAGCAAAAGATGACGCATTATCATACGAATGGATAAAACTAGATGACGTAATAGATGGTAAAAAACAATTAGCTTTTGGTCATGTAGAATTTGTAAAAGACGCGCTTGCAATATCTTTAAAAAATGAAATGTTAAGTAAATCTACAAAATCAAAAATAAATAAAGGGACAGCTATATATGATTATGATGACATTACAGAATTAGATAATCGTATTTTAGAATCATCAAAAAGAAATGTAGAGATAATAAAAGCTAGTAATGAAGTACGTACAAAAATGGGAGAACCAGTTATACCTATTGAAGGTAACAATTTAGTTGATCGTAAAAATAAAGCAATGATTGACAGTATAAGATCTTTAAAAACTGTTACAAGTAATAGCAAAGAAGCAATTAAGTTTACAGCACAAACACAAATGAAACCTGATTTTATTTTTATTGATTTAATGGGGGAACTTGTAGAAGATTCATTGTATATGTTAGATATAGATATAAACGATATTGTCGAAAAAGATAATGTGTTAGATACGCTAAAACAAAAAAACGGAATAATGAATAATAGTCCATATAGCTTGACACAAGACATAAAAGTTACAGACACAGCAAAAAATAAATTTAAAACAAATATAAAAGAATATTTAAAAACTACTTATAGGTACAAGTTATTAAGCAAAATAAATCAAGGTATGATGATAGATAGTTTTATTGCAGGTATGGCTAATAATGCTGATCAAATTATAAACAGCAAAGATTTTGACACAATATTAAATGCTTTGTTAGATAGTGGTTTATCTATAGAAGTTGATCCTACTGGAAACTCTGTAAGTGCTTTAGAGTGGGGTGAGACTGAACTTGCAGATTATATAAGGTTAGATGAACGTAACACAAACATAGAGCGTATTGGTATAGAAGATACAGTATCTGAAAATATAGAATTTGCAAAAAACAATTTTGGTGATGATATAGGTCAAGCATTAAATAATATACGTGATAGAAATACAAAGTTTTTTGAAAAAACATTTCCACCAGAAATATATACACCGTCATGGGATTACTACAAAGACAATGCAGTATCTATGCCAGAAGCAATGTTGGAAACACAGAAGTTAAAACTAACTGCTGACAATAGATTACAGGGTATGGTGTATCACGGATCACCAGGACTTAATGCTAGAGGTAGAGAAATTATGAAAATTTTTAATAAAATTTTATTTAATGAAACAGGTGATACAAATTTTTCAACTATGAAAAGAGTTATGAAAAATGTTCAGAGAAAACAATTTCATAACAGCATGGAAGGTTTACTTAATAAAATTTCTTACGAAGATAATATAAATTGGTTAGATCCTACAAAATATAGGGGAAGACAATTGCGTCTTAATTATATGTACTCAACTTCTAATCCATTTGTTGCAGGTTCATACGCTTTAGGTGGTTTACATAGCGGTACAGTTAAAGTAATGAATGTTGACGCTAATCAAGCGTTCAATGTTATGTTAAATCACGTTGATGTATTAGATCCAGAAGACGTAGAAACTTTTACTAAATTAAAATCAGAACTAGAAAAAATAGGAGTAACTATTAATGAAAAAACTTCTGTACGACCTGCAAATTTACCAGACGCAGGACAATTAAGTTTAAGAATGATTGACGCAGATTTACCAATGACATTAATAGATCCTGCTGTAATGCAAATAAAATTTGATGTTCCTGCTAATGCAATACTTCATACAGATATGCCTTTAGTAAGACAATTAAATAATCCTAACGTACCAAAATTACTTAACAATATTGTAAACAATATAGATCCTGAATTAATATTTGACGAAGAAACTGTAGATAGATTAGTCTATAGCATATTTGACAATGCAAGAACTAACAAAGAAATTGATAAAAAAATATTTTCAACTTATGATGAACAACAACAAAGAAAATTATTTACATTACTTGAAGAAGCACTACAACCTGATACAGCAGCTAGAAAAACAATAAGAGATTATTACATAAGCAATATAGGTAATAGACAACAATTTTTAAAAGATGATATTTCACAATTAATTGAAAAAGGAGTTAATACATTTAGTGATTTACAAGGAATAGTTGCAAGTCGTTTGTATGCTAATGAAGCAATATCAGAACAAGGTTTGCGCGACGCTTTAATATATATAAATTCCTTTGGTGGAAGTTTACAAAGCGAAAGTTTTTTTGTTGATAACAAATACACAGCAGGACATGTTTTATTTACTAAACAATTAAATGAAGCATTTCCAAATCAGAAAAAAATAAATTTAGATGATGTGTTTAAATTTGCACAAACTGTACCACTTGAAAGTTTAGGTGGAAGTTATAGTGCAACACGTGATTTATATTTAGTGCAAAAATTTGCTGATGTTATACAACAAAGCAATCAAGCATTTGACGGTAAAGTTGCATTGCAAGATTTTTATGAATATTTTAAAGGAGTACAGGGATATAATTTTTTCCAAAAAAATGCAGTACAAAATGCTTTTGAACCTACAGAAGATATTTTATATGATTTAGCAAGTATTGTTGAAGGTTATTCAGACGCACAGTATTTACGAGTCAAACAAAAGTTTGGTATAGATATACAAAAAGATTTTGCAGAAGCAATAAAAAATATAGACGCAGATGTAAATGATATAGTATATGCAAATAATGCAAGCGTTAACGGTGATAAAACTTTGGTAAATTTTTTAAATCAAATAAACGCATTACCACAAAAATATGTACAAGCAGTAGGTTCACCACAGGCATACGCAGATATATTATTATTAAAGTCATTATCACAAAGTGGTATTGAGATTGTAGCAGGCACAGGTGGTGGTAGAGTTGCTAATGATTATCATGATGTATTTGGTATTGTAGATCCTGGTGATAAATTTGGTACAGGAGTACCAAGACAAGCTGAATTTACAGCTAAAGGTATAGAACTTAGTGAAGACGCATTAGAAAATATTGACCAAATAGTATCAGGTAACAAATCTTTTGCTGATTTAGGTGATAGTGAAATAAAGGCAATTGCAGAATTTATACCAATTCAAACAATACATAATAACGAAACATTATCACAAGAAACAAAAGACAGATATGCTAAGTTATACGACGAGTTAAATATATATGATGATAGATTTATAGGTGGAATAGATCCTAAACCAGTTGATGGTGTGTTCTTACAACAATTTGATGAATTTAGAAATTTGATTGCACAACAATCTATATTCGGTGATGTAGAAGATGAAGTCGTACAAAACCATGTAGCAAAAATGATGAATACATTACAAGGTCAAGTAGATCCACAAGACGTTACTAAAGTTATGAACTCAACAGGACTGACAAGAGCACTTGCAGATGGCTTAGATATGTTTGACGCTGCAGTATTTGGACCAGTGTTAATAGATTTACTTATGTCAAGAGTATCAGGCGTTGGTAGTGAGACAGCCACAATAGGTGGTGCAGTTGCAGATGTTGCACAAGACATTTACGATCCTACAGAAACAGATACTGTATTTGAAAATTTATATGGATCTCCAGAAGATCCTGGAACATTAGCAGGTGCTGTAAGTGGAACTATGGATATTACAAAAGAAGCGTATGTTAATCCATTGTTAGATGGTGCAAAAAATAATAGAATAGTAATGAGTATGTTTGATAGCTTAAAAGATACAGCAGTGTCAGCATTAAATACTGTCAAGGACGGATTTGGATTAAATGATTGGATATACAACGTAAAGCGTGATATGTATGTATCATCTAAATTAAAAGAAAAAGGGTATACAGGAGATAGAAACGTACCAAAAGGTTTAGTTAAAATTTTAGAAAATGAATATGAATCAGCATTACCAAGAACTACAGATAAATACGGACAACCATTAGATGTTGGCGACACTACTAATTTTCCTAGCTACAATCCAGGTAGAAGATAATATGTTTAATGCAAGAAATTTTCCAGTTATAGAAGGCGGTGGAAATAAATATCCTGAAATAAAGTATATGTCTAACAACATTGGTGTTGTAGATCCTAATAGAATTATGGAAGCTATGATTAATTTCAGAGATTCAGGTGCTAGAGATTTAAATGATAGATCTAAAACTGCGTGGTATGACGGCACAACAGATGAAATGGAAGAGTTACTTACAATATTCGGTGTTGAAAGTGCAAGTAGTCGCACTAAAGATGGTGAGGTATTAAATATAAATAATGTACCATATAATCCACATGCTGAATACAACGTACCTGGTAGTGGTGAAAGTTATGGACTTATGCAAATAGATGTAAGTGGAGACAATAAAACATACGTAATGATGGCTATGGATCCCAAATATAGAGATATGTTAAAAAAGGAAAAGACAGTAGCAGAGCGTAATGCTTTAGGTAATCAATTGTTTGAGGACAATAGAGATGAAGCAATTAAATTTTTAAAGGATATAAACAACATAGATAAGCACATGCTTATAGCTTCAACAATATATAACGATAATGGCAAAGAAGGTTGGCGTGCATACTCAAATTATAATGATCCTAATGGAGATCAAGGATTTAAAGATTTGTATGACATGGTTGCAGAAGCTAATGAAAAGAGAGTTTATAAATCTTATGTAGATGAGTTAATGCTAGAGAATGCAAAGAACAACGCTGACATGTTGCATATATTAGAATTACGAGACAAAATGCCTGTTAATATTAAAGATAGAGCATTGGTTCTTATAGACGCATATAATAAATTGAAAAGAGAAGCACCAGATATGACTGATTTTGCTGACAAAAAAATAGAAAAACTTAAACCATTTGCAGGTATTTATGGCAGCTAATCTTATTCCAGAACTTCCTAGCGATACACAATTATGGCAAGAAATAAATGAAGCAGGGCAAAGTGTATATTATCTTGTATATCAATTACCACCTGAAACTGCACAATTATCTCCTGGATTAGAAAACTTCACATTTAGATATAAAGTAAATGATCTTAAAGAAATTACACAAGCAGCGCAACCAACAGTAGTACCAGATGTTATTGTACGTAAAGATGGAGAAGTATATTCAACAGAAGGAGATACTAATATAGACGTTGATGATTATATAAATAGTTTTTATTTTGGCACACATAACCAACTATCTTCTATACGTGGACAAGTTGAAGCAGGTGCAACAGGATATGAATACTTTATAGAATCATTAGAGACAGAAGCAAAGTACAAACCATATATATTTAGTAAGAATGCACAAGGTCAATACGATTATCTTGCTGTTGTATTAGAAGCAGCTAAAGAAGGTAGAACTGCAAGAGAAGCAGAACTAGCACAGACAACATGGTGGAAGACACATACAGCTACAGAACGCCAGGAGATGTTATTTGCACATCAGGATCCTGCAACATTTAGTCAACGTGGCATAAAGAAAAGAGAAGACATAATTAGCAGAATGATGGCTGCAGGTATAACAGAGTTAGATCCTAAAGTCATTGACGCTATTACACAGAAGTATCAATATGGTACATTCACTGATGATGATATTACTAAAACTTTACAGAAGTTAGCTAATCCTTTAATTAGATATACATTAGATCCAGAAGTAAAAGCTGCATTAGAAGGTAAGACATTAGAGACAATAGAACTTACAAGACAGATGGAAAATACAATTAATTCTATATTAGGTCCAGGAGTTGCAGATAATTACAACTTAGAACAGTTACTTGCTAATTACCAGGATAATCCTACAGCATTTACACAAGAGTTTTTACCTAAACTACAAGATCAATTTCAAGCAAAGTTTACACAGTATGCAGGAACTAATGTTAAAGCATACGAAGATATTGCACCAGACCTTAGAACAGAATGGCAGAGCATTACAGGTGCAACACCAGATGAAAGATCTGCACAATGGAATCAATTTATTGCAACTAATGATGTAGCAGAACGTAAAGATATTGCATTTGCTGCAGCAGCAGAGACAGGTTCACAAACATATAGAGATCAATTTAAATCAGACATGGAGAGAGTATTTGGTAAAGCAGGCGCTAGATCAACTGGCGGAGGAAGGTTTGGGTTATGAGCATACTAGCTAGAATTATGCAATTAGGACCAAGAATAGATGGTATTTATGGAAGTCCACCTACAAGTACTCCAGAACCAGAACCTGAAAGAGTTATAGAAGAACTATCAGCAGATACAGACTTTGAAGTATTACGTGCAGCAGCAGCACAAGATCCTTCAGTTATTGCAGCTAGAGAACAACAAGCAAGACTAGACGCAATAGCAGCAGCTGCAGCAGCAGGCGGCGGCGGTGGCGAAGGTGACACTGGTGGTGGTGACACTGTTATAGATCCTGAACCAGATCTTGAACCAGATCCTAAACCAGGTAAAAAAGAAACATCAAGATCAACAATTATAAAAAATGGAAGACTTGTACTACAAATAATTTATGATAATGGAACTACAGATGAAATAGATTTAGGTCCAAGTGATCCAGGTGTATCAGATCCTCCACCTCCTGCACCAGTTCCAGGAGATCCACAAGAACAGTTTAATGCTAGAGAGTTTGCACAAGCTAACTACAGCTATTTAGGTGAAGAGTTACTTGAAACATTTATAGGTGAATACAATTCTAATGGTGGTGACGTAGATGAAGCGTTACGTACAATGAGAGGTACACAAGCATACAAAGATAAGTTTCCTGGAATATTTAGAGAAGATGGTACAACACTTAGATTTTCTACAGAGACACCAGAATTAGATTACATTAAGATGAAGGAAGATTACTTTAACGCATTAGAAGATTACAATTTAAATCCTAGTTACTTTGAAGACAAGATTACACAATTGTTTGAAAATGATGTTGATCCACAAACATTTGGTACAAGATTAGATACTGCATATACATCACTGTTTAATCAGTTTGACGCAGTAAAACAATACTATGTAGAGAACTATCCTGGACAGTTTCCTACAACTGATGACATATCTGATGAAGCTATATTTGCTAGCTTTATATCAGAAGATGTATCAGCAGATATTATTTCACAAAGAGTCAAAGTATCACAGATTGGTGGTGCATTTAAAGAAGAAGACTTTGCAGTATCAGCACAACAAGCACAACGATTAGTTAGTGCAGGTTTATCTGGTACTGGTGCGCAACAGTTAGCAGCTAGAGCAGAGACACAGCTACCAAGATTACAAAGACTTGCTAGAAGATTTACAGGTAGAGAAGATATATTTGGTTTATCAGAGTTTATTGAATCAGAAGTATTTGGTGAAGGAGTAGCTGCACAAGTACGTGAAAAACTAGAAGCAGAGCAAGCTACAGTGTTCACACGTGAAGGTGGCGCTGCACAAACACAAGCAGGCGTAACAGGATTAGTCGAACAATAAAAAAAATCTAAAACAGTCATTTTATGTGTTATACTATTTGTATTGGCGTGGTCAGAATCCGCCAAGTAAATAATAGATCGACAACTCTGGCATAGGGTTCCTACGTCCTTGCCACGTATTAAATTCGTAGAGGTGTTGTATGCGTAATTACAGCGCCGATTCAGCATGTAAACAAATACTGTAATCACTCCCAATATGATCCACACCTTATTGGAGATTAGTGTAATAGTGTGAGAAATGGAGAATATCAATGACAGACGAAACAATGGAAAGCATAGAAACCAACGAAGGTATAAAAGGTTTAAGGGATAAACTTAAATCTGTAGAACAAGAGAATAAAGAATTAAAGAATGTTGTAAAGACTTCTTTATTTAAAGATGTTGGATTAGATCCTCATTCTGGCACAGGTAAGATGGCTTTTGATCTTTATGATGGAAAACCAGATACTGCAGAACTAGGACAATGGCTTAAAGAAACTTACAATATCGATACTGAAGTACAGCAGAACAACGAAGTAGCTGCTGCGAAGATCGCTGAAAGTGACAATAAGTTAACACAGATACAACAAAACTCTGTAGCTGCACAACCTGCAGATTGGACACAGAAAATGCAAGACGTTATAGCAAGTGGAGACACTTCTGTTAGAGATAGTCTAAGAGCAAAATTAGCTTTACAAGAAGAACTTAAAAGAAAATAATATCTCGTAAGAGAGAAGGGAAATAGTAGAATATGGCAGCAATATCAGGTGCTAATCCAATAGTTGCTAGTGACGTTAATAACTTTACTGGTGAATTATTTAAAATCACACCTCATAGAACACCATTGCTAGCTGCTGCAGGCGGACTTAACGGAGGAGTTGCGATCAACTCAACATTCTTCCAGTTCCAAACACAAGATAACGCCGTAGTGACTTCTGTTACACCAGATGATGAAGGTGGTTCACCTAACTATTCTGGAAGAAGCAGAAGTTCACAACAGGGTACACTACAAATTTTCCATGAAGCAGCGCAAGTATCTTATACTGCACAAGCAGCTTCTGGAGAAATTGTACCGTTTCAATTATCAGGGAACTATAAGAACTCCGATCCTGCATTAGCATTAGCAGGTAACAATCCAATTACTGATGAGTTAGCTTATCAGATGGAATTAGTATTAGAGCAAGTAGCAAAGAAAGTCGAATGGTCAGCATTTAACGCTTCTTACAATGACGGTACTACAGGTAATCGTCAGATGAGAGGTCTTAAAGAACACCAAGACTTATCAGGCGGAAACTCTGTCAACAATGATGACGGAGGAGATCCTGCTGCAGCACAAAAATTAAACTGGGCAATCATAGCTGACGCTATGAAATCGTTGTATGACGCAGGCGCACCAATGAGACAACCAGTGCTTTTTGTTTCTCCAACAATGTTGTTGGATCTTAACAAAGAATTAATTAGTGCTTCAGTTGGAGACGTAAATTACGGTATTATACCAAGAGACAGAAATGTCGGAGGTGTTGACATTGATACAATCGTCACACCATTCGGTTCACTCGGAATGGCATTATCTGACTACTTGCCTGCAGGAACTATATCTGGTTCTAAGCAAGCATTTATCGTTGACCTTAGTTTTGTCAAACCAGTATTCCTTAACATTCCAGGTTACGGAACTATGTTTGTAAGAGACTTAGATCAAAACGATCAAGCAAGAATTGCAAAAGCAGTATATATGGAAATGGCTTTCGATTTCGGACCACAACAATATCACTGTGCAATCGACAACGTAGTAGGTTAATCCTACTAATTATTAATACTCTAAGACCGCTAATCCACCTTAGCGGTCTTTAGAGTATGTTAAAATAAGGACATCATGGCATACGGAATGAGTAAAAGCGAAGTAGCTTTAATAGATGTTTCAGAAGACGCAAGCAACAGCGTAGGTGTTAACGTAGAAAATATGTTACTCTGTGGTGTTGTTTTTCCTGCAACAATGACAGGAACAGCAATTACATTTGACTATTCAGTAGATAACTCTAGTTGGGTAGATGTATTTGAAACTGACGGAACTGAAGTATCTTATAGTGTAAGTGCAGGTAATGTAGTACGTATAGATCCTAGTGGTTGGGCATTTGCTTCCAATGGATATATAAGAGTTACATCTAACGGAACAGAAGCTGCTGACAGAAAAATTAAATTATTATTTAGAACTGCTTAGGAGGACCAATGTCAACATTCGGTCAACTTATCGACAGAACTTATAGAGAGTATCTTAGACCTGTAGAGGAACAAGAACCTTTAACACAAGTTGCTAATCTTGATAGCATATCTGGTGGTGCGCAAGGTTTAACATCTAGCGGCACAACTTTACAGTACAAAGAAGGACTCTTTACACCAGAAGAAGAAGAGCTTATTGGTGCAGGTTCTGTATTAGAAATAGATCAAGAACTTTTAATGGTTGAAAACATTAATACAGTATCACGTGAAATAACTGTAGAACGTGGTAGGTTAGGATCTATTGCAGCAGAACATACTAACGATACAGATATAATTTTAAAACCTAAATATCCTAGATTAAATGTAGCTAATGCTATTGGAGATCAAGTCATAGGTTTATATCCTGCCTTATATGCCGTAAAGAAAACATCTATAACTACATCATCTACACAATTTGTAGAAATGCCTGCAGGTACACAAAGAATATTACAAGCAAAAATGGATAACTCAACATCTGGATCTTCTACTACTGTATACAGTGACGTTGCATTAGAGTTACTTACAGATTTTGCAGGATCAACAACAGAAGCAGCAGTACAATTTCCTACTGCACCTACATCAGGTAAAACTGTATATGTTGTTTATGCTTCAAAATTTACAAGACCTAGTGCAGAAACAGATGATTTAAATTCTGTATCTGGATTAGAAGATTTCCATGAGCAAATAGTTATGGTTGGTGCTGTAGCACAGTTACTATCAGAGCTAGATGTTGACGCTACAACACAAGATTACATTACAGAAAACTTAGAACAAAGAGGAATACCTGTAGGATCTGGAGAGAGATTACGTAACGCATTGTTAAGATACTACGGAGTATTATTAGATAGAGCAAGAAGAGAACAGAGATCACGCTTTCCACAAGGCGTAGAGTTATATGGAATCAGCTTTACCTAATGCCTTTACCTTCAACTTCTAACGTTACAAATCCGTTAGCTTTTGGCTACCAGGCACAAATATCTGATGGTATTACAGACATCTTACTTAGACTTGCAGTAGCACCAGGTAGAGAATTATCTATTACTACTGCACCACTATCTGCGCAACAAGTTAACACAGCGCAAGTACCTGAAGAGTTTAGAGCAGAGTTTGGTCAGTCTTTTGCACGATCTGATTTTTCTGGTGGCGCAGGTTTAGATCAAGCACACCAAAGAATACAAGGCACCAATGACTTTAGAAGATTTTTTGATAGCAAAGGTATTGATGTATTTAAGAATGCAGATGATAGTGGTAAAGCATATAGCATAGAGTTACTTAGTGAAACTACTGCTGTAACTGCAAGAGCTAGTACAGAGACAGAGCAACACATTCTTTCACACGAAGATGTGTTGTATGTTGCACAAGGACATGACATATATTATTCATCTGATAATGGAGATACCTGGACACAAACAGATCCATATTCTGCAGGACCAGGATTTGATGTAACAGGCATGGCGCTAGAAGGACATATATTGTATGTGTCTATGAATGACGGAACAGATAGTATTGTAAGAAAATTAGACGCAGATGACATTGCAAGTGGTTGGTCTAACTATATGAATTTACATTCTTCACATATCTATACAGGATTATTTAATGTAAAAAATTATTTGCTAGCTATTGATGATGACGGACACTTGCACGAACTAGACGGAACTAGCAGTCCTCCCCTTATAAAAGATTTACCTTCAGGATCTTTATGGACAGCAGTTATTGACGGAGGTTCTGTAATACTTGCAGCAGCAGATGACGGATATATATATGCAATTAAAGATGATCAAACATCTGGTTTAGTGCTTGCAGGACAAACATACATTGAAGGTGAAGACATTGTAGATATGACAGAAAGTAACGGTATTATTTTCTTTTCTACATCACAAACATCAGCAAGCGGTGGAAAAATAGGAAGAGTGTATAGAGGAACTATTGCAACAGATGGTGTGCTGTATACACTTGATGAAAGACAATTAGTAAAAGAGTTTGGAGATAACGAGACAACAGTAGATAAAAGTCCTACTGCATTTTTTAATACAAGAGACCAAATATATTTTGGTGTTATAGACAGTGCTAGTGAAACTGATCTATATTCTATTTACTTACCAACATTAGGTTACGCTAGAAATATTTATTACACAGGTACATCAGGCAAAGTAAAAGGTATTGCTGTTGCTAATGGTAAATTATTCTTTTTAGTTACAGGTGTTGGTTTAATAAAAGAAGCAGCAACATTAGTCAGTAATGGTTACTTAATACTTCCTGCTGCAGATTTTTATACATCACAAGCAAAACAATGGATTGGTGGTCGTTTATATACTAACGATATACCTGCAGGATCAAGCGTGTTAGCAGAATTTAGTACAGAACTTGACGCATTGGAAAACCCAAACGCTTCAAGTTACTCTACTTTAACTAGAATTGAGACATCACAAAGTGGTAACGAAATACCTATGATCAATGTTATAAATAGATGGCTAGTTGCTAAATTAACAATTAATGCAGACAGTGGTAGAACAGCTAGTCCTGAAGTTTATTCTTATAGTTATCGTGCTTTCCCAGAACCAGAAGATATTATTGCAAGAATACCTATAAACGTATCTGATCGTATAGAGCGTCCAGGTAAACGTGCAAAAAATATACCTGGTATTGGTAAGAAATTATTTGACGCTGTAAAAAAACTAGAAGGTAAATCAGTTACTTTAACTTTATTTAAACCTGATGAAATTATTAGAGGTATTGTAGAAAACGTTACGTTACCTGTACAAGAAATTACTAAGTTAGGATCTACTATGGTGTTTTGTACAATACAAGTAAGAGGTCAGAGACAAGCAGCAGGTACTGGTGAGATCTCTTCATTAGGCGCACTTGGTATTGGAAGATTAGGAATACACCAATACGGTGTGTGATATACTGACAAGGAGAATTTAGAATATGGCAGATACAAGAAAAGCAGCAGAAACATTTACACGTAACGCATTTGAAACTACATTGTCAAGTACGTTTGGTGCTAGTGATACTACAGCAACAGTAGCTTCTACATCTGGATTAACAAGTCCATGTTATTTAGTTATTGAACCAGACAGTGCTACACAAAGAGAGTATGTATTTTTTGATGGAACATTTACAGCTACACAATTAAACACAACTACAACAGATAATAGATACCTTACAGGATCTGCAGCAGCTTCAGGTTTATCACACCCACAAAACTCAAAAGTTCGTATGGTGCCTGTACAACAAGTATTTGAAGATATTTTTGACGCATTAGGTCAAGTAGTAGATGTAAGTTATGCTTCAGCAGACGCAGGCACACCTAAATTAGCAGCAGATTTAAACGCTAACAACAATAAAATTACAAACCTTACTACACCTACAGCAGCAGCAGACGCTGCAAATAAATCCTATGTTGACTCAAATACTGTTAGTTTGTTAGATGAAGACGATATGTCATCTAATAGTGCTTCTGCTGCGCCTACACAACAATCAACTAAAGCATACGTAGATAGTGGTACTACTACATTAAGCAACAAAACACTTGCAGCTACAACATTATCAGGAACATTAACTGGTGGTGATCAAGAAGTTAATGCAGTAGTATTGAAAGATTATGCAGAAACTGATGTTGCATTGTCATCATCATCTGGCGTAATTGCAATAGATTTAGCTAATGGTAATACTGGTTCATTAACACTTACAGAAAACATTACAGATATAGATTTTACAAATGTTCCTACTAATGGTGTTTCATCATTTACATTAAAAGTTACACAAGACGCTACTACTGCTTACACTGTAGCAATTAACGCTGTTACAGTTAATTCTGGTAGTGATGTTACAGCTCTTACACCAGGTGGTTCTGGATTTGACATGACAACAACACTAAGTGGTATAGATATTGTAACGTTTTTGTTTTATGACGCAGGTACACCATTTATGAATTATTTACAGGAGTTTAGTTAATGTCAATGCTTATGATGTTAAAAGAAGGTGGATCATTACTTATAGATAGTATTGGTGGTCCAATAGATGAAGATATAGATTTAATTGAATTTGGAGATTTAAAATTTATTTTGTCTGATAGTACACAAGACAATATAGACGGATCTACAGGTGTACTTAAATTTATATTATCTGATACAACGCAAGACGACATTGAACTTTCTGGTAATAAGTTAAAATTTATAGACTATACTGGAACACAAGACGATATAGGCTTAATATAAGGAATATCAATGGCAGAGTTTAGACCAATACACGTAACAAAAGACGGATCTGATACAGACGGATTAGCAGAGTTTTCTAATACTGACGGATTGCTTTTACCTAACTACAATGAAAAAGTACAAGCAGTATCTAGTTCATCTGGTGTACTAGCAATAGATGTGTTAAGTGGTAATGTTGTTACTACTACACTTACAGAGAATATTACAGACATAGATTTTACAAACGTTCCTACATCAGGAACTTGTGCTATTACATGGATAGTCACACAAGACGCTTCATCAGCTTACACAGTTGCAATAAATGCAGTAACAATTAATGGTGGTGGAGATGTAACTGCTAAGACAGCAGGTGGTGGTGGATTTACAATGTCATCTACTTTAAGTGGTGTTGATATTGTATCTCTTGTATTTGTTAATGCAGGTACACCATATATAAACGCATTACAAGATTTTAGTTAGGAGTATATATGCCATTAGGTGCAGCTAGATTTGCTTTAGGTGGAGGTGCTAAACCAGATTTAATGGTTGCAACTCTTATTGTTGCAGGTGGTGCAGGTGGTGGTTATGGTAATGACGCTGCTGGCGGTGGCGGTGCAGGAGGTTATCGTACATTTTCAGAAACATTATTAGTTGGTGATACAAACTATACAACTTATGTTGGTGCAGCAGGTAGCGCAGGTGGCAACGGAAACAACACACATTTTAATGGCAATCAAACATCTTACGGTGGTGCAGGTCGTGCTAACTCAAATGGTAACGCAGGTGGTTCAGGTGGCGGTGCAGGTTGGCAAGGTCAAACTGGTGGTGCAGGTAATGTAGGTGGCTATTCTCCTGCTGAAGGTAAAAATGGTGGTAACGTTTATTACGCAGGAAGTGGCGGTGGAGGTGCTTCACAAGTTGGAGGTTTTAGTGGTACTTCAGGTGGTAATGGCGGTAATGGTTCACAATGGCTAGATGGGAATTACTACGCAGGCGGTGGCGGTGGTGGCGCTGACTACTATCGTTCAGGTAACAATGTTCAATCACAAGGTGGAATTGGTGGTGGTGGAAAAGGACAAGGTAATAATCAAGGGCAAGCAGGAACTGCTAACACAGGTGGCGGTGGTGGTGGCTCTCGTTCACATGTAGACAAAGCACATTTTCCTGGAGGTTCTGGAGTTGTAGGATTTAGGTATCCTAAACAATGGACTTTAAATGCTAACACAGTAACTTTATCTGCTGAAACTGTAAGTGGTGATTATAAATTTTGCTATGTTACTGGTGGTAGCGGTTCAGTTTATTGGAATTAAAATGGCACATTATGCATTTATAGATGAAAACAACATAGTTACACAAGTAATTGTAGGTAACGATGAAAATACATCTGTACCTGAAGGTTTTGATACATGGGAAAGTTATTACGAAAGTTTAGATTGGCATACAGGAACTTGTATTAGAACATCTTACAACACATATAAAAACACACACTTAAATGGTGGAACACCTTTTCGTGGTAATTACGCAGGTTTAGGTTTTAAATACGATAGTGTTAATGATGTATTTTATGAACAACAACCTTATCCTAGTTGGACATTAGATACTTCTACTTGGACTTGGCAACCACCAACTCCATATCCTACATTAACACAAGAACAATTAGAAGCAGATGAAGTAACATCATACGAGTGGAACGAAAATACTACAAATTGGGTGCAAAGAACTCCAAGTTAGGTTAATATACTATTATAAATAAAGGATAGTATGACAGATCTGTATTGGTTTTTATTACAAAAAGAAGACTTGCCTCCTCATCAATTATATAATGATCCTTCAATACAAGATACATTTATTAATGTATGTCCACAAACTATTGCATTAGATAAAAGAACAGTTGTTATTACAATGCCATACGATTTAAAAATGCATAGACAAGAAGATGGTTCTTATTATGCACAATCTAAACAAATAGTAGGAAAAAATTTGTGGGACGAAAGACCTGTTTTATCTATTGATACAGATACAAAAATAAAAGGTTATGAAGAATATTCTATATGTCATATAAAAGTTCCTTATGTTTTTATGACAGACAATAAAGATTTAACTTATTACTGGACTGGACCTAAAAGTAATACTGAACATAATATTAAAGGTGTAATGTTTGCAGAAGGAATGTTGTATCCAGGACAATATGCTAGAAGTTTAGATATGGCATTTATAATTCCACACGACAGACAAGTTGTATTTAAAAAAGGAGAACCATTGGGTTATTTATATTTTAGTGATGAAATAAACCTTAAAGAAATATTGCCTAATGAAGCAGTATTAAACTATATTAATTCTATATACGGTATTACAAGCTACGTTAAAGGTGTAAATAAAATTTTTAAAAGGGCAAAAAATAGATATCCGTACAAAGAGTTAGAGAAATGTGAGGTAGTAAATGTTTAAATTAGCAGTTATAGGGAAAGGTACAGCAGGATCATTATCATATAATCACTTTGCACATTACACAGATTGGGAAGTAGAATGTTATTACGATACATTATCACAAGAACAATCAGTAGGTGAAGGAACAACTGTTACGTTACCTAGAACTTTACATTACACATTAGGTTTTGAGTTTTATCAAATGAAAAAATTTAATGGTAACTACAAAAACGGAATACATTATATTGATTGGGTAGATGAAAACTACATGCACACATTTCCTGCACCAGACATATCAATGCACTTTAGTGCTGTTGATTTACAAAGATACATAGCAGAAAAAAATAAAAACAGAGTTAAATTTAAAGATATTAAAGTTAATAATGTATATGACATAGACGCAGATTATATTATTGATTGTTCTGGAACACCAAACAAATTTGATGATTTTCAATTTGCTAAGTACATACCTGTAAATACTGCTTATGTTAGACAGTGTAATTGGAATTTTCCTAAATATGATTACACTATTTGCATTGCAGCAGAGTGGGGTTGGATATTTGGAATACCATTATCAAACAGAATGTCATGGGGTTATATGTACAATCAACAGATTACAGATCATAATGTTGCTAAAGAACAATTACTTGAAGTTATTGATAACTATGGTATGAAACCTACAGATCAAGAAAACAGATTAGACTTTAATAATTATTACCGCAAAGAAAACTTTTTTGACAAAATTGCATACAATGGTAATGCTTCTTTCTTTTTAGAACCTATGGAAGCTACATCATTAACTACTGTAGATAATATTAATAGAAAAATATATGACGCAATAGTTAACAAAGAGAGTATTGGAGAACATAACGAGTGGTATACAAGAACATTTAAAGAGCTACAAGATATTATTGTTATGCACTATTTAGGTGCAAGTAAATATGACAATGAATTTTGGACGTACGCTAAAAAATTAGCAACAGAATGTTTATCTGATAATGACTTAACTAGAAAACAATATACAGAAATATTAGATAATATAAATAATATTGGGTTTGATCTTGTGTATGATTATGGCGTTTGGCGTATGCACAGCTTTAATCAAAATATAAATTCATTAGGCATATTAAAAAAATTAAAGGAGTTAAATGTTTAAGAAAAAAAATAAACCAACATTAAAATTTAGCACACCGTTTGTAGGGTTGGAAAACATAGATAGTTGCAGACCACAACCTGCTAAAAATTTTATTCCTAAATGGTATACAGATATGCCACCTACGCCACATGATGAACACTATACAAAATTAATTCCGCAAACTAAAACAATAAAGTTATGTCCTAGTTTTACAGATATTTTTTATAACGGATATGTTATACCTGCACATTGTGATATGTATTTTAGGTGGGAGGAAGGTGGCGAATGGGAATGGGCTACATCATTTGAGGAGTATGAAATACAATTACATCACGATAAACAAATGAAAGATTACGTTCCTAGTAGTGCAAACATACAAAAAGTATTTAAAATTATATCGGCATGGCGTATGATGACACCACCTGGATATAGTGTGTATCAAGTTCCATTACTTTACCATTACAATCCAGATTGGTATATACCTTATGGCGTTATACATACAGATAAACATCATATATTAAATCAACAATTAGTTATTACTGCTGATAAAAAGAAACAAATTATGATAAAACAAGGTGAACCATTATGTTATTATGTGCCATTTAAAAGAGAAGAATTTGATTTAGAAATAGAAACTTGGTCGCAAGAATGGGAAGATAAATGCAGAGAAAATTTGTTTCGTGTACACTCAAAATTTAAAGGTGGTTACTTAAAAAATATATGATATAATCCTGCTTATGGATTTTATAATTGGGTTTCTAATAGGGTATTTTTTAAAAGAAATTAGTTCTTATCTTAAAAGATTAGCTACACCTACTCAAAAAGACTGGGATAAAGAATGGGATTGGATTACACCGATCCAGGAAGATGATCTTCAATAATGTCTAACGGTAACGGCTTCACAACTAAGGAATACTTGCAATTAATTAAAGAAGAAGTAGATATTGCTAATAAGCGCATTGACGAACTCCATGAAAAAATAAATAAATCACCAACACGTCAGGAGATTTTAGGTTGGCTTGTTGCAATTACGAGCAGCGCAGCTTTCCTTAATAGTATAATGTAACCTATGCAAGGTTACTCTTTATATTGGAATATATCTAAACGCATGATTGCTGTATTTATAGCACAAGCATTAAGTGTTATAGGTGCAGGATCACTTGTAGGTATTGATGTTATACAATCATCATTACTTGCAGGTCTATTAGGTGTAGCTAATGTACTAGAAATACTTGCTAGAAAATATCTCAATGATGGCAAACTTACAATCGAGGAAGTCAATCAAGCATTTGGTATTTTAGATAGCAAGACACATAATGATATGAATGGGAGAGAAATATAATGGCAGATCCATGCTGCGGTGGTGGTTGTTGCGGAACTAAGTAAGTTCCGTGTTACACAAATTTAATACACTTGTTCGCTTATGTATTGTTGCGTTCTTAATAATTCCTTTTCCTGTATTGGCAAATCACGTACCTACACAAACACCATACGATATATCTATTGCTTGTGATAGTGATGGAGACAAAACTAAAGGTGACATAACTGTTACATGGCAAGAGAGTGATGGTTTTGAAGATAGTCCACCTGAACGATACGCTATAGCATTTAGTAATGATAACTTTGTAGAAACTAATTATGCAGTAGCTAACAGTACTGGTTGGGAAGAAGCATTGTCTTATAAGAGTTATGTTTTTACTGCTAGTTATAGAGAAAATATATTTGGTACAACAGCAGATACATTTTATGCAAAAGTTAGAGCAGACAATGACACAGACGCTAGTTATTCTGAATGGACAAGTGTTGTAAGCATTGATTGTGATTATGGTTCTACCACAACTACTACAACAACCACAACTACTACTACAACTTTGCCACCTCCACCACCTCCACCACCACCTCCACCACCTGAACCAGAAAAGGTTGAGGTCGTAATGGAAGATGGTTCTAAAGCAGAATATGAAACTTATGAAGTAGAAGATGGCACAGTAGATCGTGATAATCAGCGTAAAGCTAATGAAGAAGCGTATGGTTGTTACATGACAGACGCACAAATAGAACGTGGTGATTGTGACATACCTAAAGAAGAAGAAGTAGTAGAAGAAAAAGAAGAAGAAGTTATAATAAAAGAAGATGAAAAAGAACAACCAGATACCAAAGAAATCATTTCTGATGATGATGTTGTGGTACCTGAAGTGGTCGTTGAAGATAAAGATGAGGATCCTATTGATGAACCTAAAGAGGAAGTTATAGAAGATGAGTTGGATCAAGAGATACCAGGAGATGACGACATCAGAGAAGAGGGAGTTCAAGAGGAAGATGACAAAGACCAGGATAATAAAGAAGAAGAAATAAAAGAGGAGGAAGAAGTTGAAGAGACAAAAGAGATCATACTCGAACCAGAAGAAGAGACAGAAAAATTTGAAGGGCAAACTGTACAAGATGTTGTAGAAGACATAAAGGAAGTAGAGGTAGAAGAACTTGAAACAGAGCAAGTTATCGAAGTACTTACTGAAGTTGCTGATGTCGGAGTGGAGAATCTTACAGAAGTTAGCGAAGATGTACTTGAAGTTGTAAGTCAGGTAGTAGAACAATCTATACAAAAAGCAGAAGAATTAACTGAAGAGCAAGTAGAAGTAGTTGCAACTGTACTTAATTTAGAAGATAAGAATGACGTAAAGATTATAGCTGAAGCTGTAAAAAATGACGAAGCAGTGGCAGAAGCTGTTGAAGAATATGTAAAACGTGCAGTAGAAAACAACGATGTAGAAGATTACACACTTGCTGATGTTGTGACAGAGATACAAACTGAACAATTCCTTGCAGATCCTATTGGTGCATTTACTGATATAAATATACAAGAGATAGATCTAGGTGCTATTGGTAACGATATGACTAACGATCAAAAAGAAAAAGCACAAGAGGTTGTAGTACCAGTTATCATAGCTTCGCAAATTGTGGC